AGGGCCAACCTGCCGCTTAATCCGCTCCTGCTGATGCTTACGCAGGCGCTTCGCGATTGTCGCCGCCATCGCCTTACGGCTTTGCGGTGAGAGTGCCGCGATCAGCGCCGCCAGCCTGCTGTCGAATGCCGTTAACTCACTCATTCCACGCGCTCACCAGTTCGCCGTGCAAATACAGTTCGCGCGGTCTGTCGATATCCTCCGGTAACGACGGCTCAGGCAGATTAGTCACCCGCAGCGCGCTGCCCTCCTGCTTAACCAATGTCCGCTCGGTCAATTGCAGGTTGATGCTGATATCAAAACTACCATCGTTAAGCATGTCGGCCTTGAAGGTGAAACCGGTCTGCTGCTTTTCAGGGGTTGCCATAATGTCCGGCTGATTCTCCCGCAGCCACGCCAGAATCGGCACCAACAGCAGATCAGCGTCCTGCGTGAAATCGGTGATCAGTAGGTTAAGCTGATACTGTTTCTCGTGGGACAGCGACGCGGCAAGCGTCGAAACTACACGGCCACTATCAATAAAAATACGCAGTTGCTCAGGGCTGGTTTTTAACACCGGCACGCGGGCTGTCAGATATTCTCGTAACTGCAATGGCTTTAACACGGTGATTCTCCTGACACTGTTTAACGGTTTCAATCTGAAGGCCACAGGCCACCAGTGCGGCCTCCAAATTTCTGATATCGGCGCTTAAGTCGCCGTTAGTTTTGGGCTGACTGGCCGGGATCGGGCAACTGCTGACGGTCGGACAACCAACGTAAATAATCTCCGGGGGTGGCGAAGGACGGGCGCTGTTGCAGCCGGATAACATCGACAGGCAAAGGAGTAGCAAACCAGTCCCGCAGTGCTTGATTTTCATTGAGTAACCTTTGTATTTCATATTCACGATCCCGCGCCTGCTGCCCGGCAGCGCCGAGAGATTCACGCAGTTGACGCCCCTGCTGTTCGCGTTCGTCGTTTTCCGATTGCAGCCGCACAATGACGCGATCACGACTTTCAATACCTGCCGACAGGGTGCCGATAATTCGCTGGTTAGCCACTGCTTCACGGTTCAGTTTCTGAATGTGAAACATCTGGGCCAGAGCAAAGAAACCGATAAACACGATTGCCCCCATGATTAGACGCATATCAAATTCCTTTCAGGCAGTAAGCCATTTCGTTCTGGCGGCGACGTTCCAGCCCGGCAGAGCGCACGCCTTTCACAAAGACCCAGCGCGGTAACTGTTCGCAGGCCTGACGCCATTCACCTTTGTTGATGAAAAATGCCAGCGTTGAATTACACGCGGCAGATACCCCCACGTTGAAGGCAAAAGACACCACAGCGTCGTATACCTGCGGCGGCAACGCTCCGGGCATACACCGCGCGATACCGCGCTCAACATGCTGAACGTCCGCCACAAAATTCGCCGCGACCTGTGCCTCAGTGATTTGCGTGCCGCCGGTCACGCCTGATGTGTGGCCGATGCCGCTGGTCCACACGCCACCACAGTCTTTATATGGCGTCAGTTGACACCCCTCGAAGTCGGCTATCAGGCGCAACCCTTCTTCGGAGGTTTGGATCCCGGCAGTTTGTGGCAGCAGCGCGACAAGGCCGAGCACCACCGCCACGGTGCAGCGCTTAACGGTTGATGGCGTCATTGATCCCCCGGTTCACTCCCATATTTTCCAGCAGGCGAAACGTCTTGCGCCGGTAGTACCAGTTAACAAAGAAGGTGCAGACGCCCATGACAGCCCCGACCAGGAATGCAATATCCTGCGGCGAGAGCCCGCCGAGCCAGGCAAGAAAAGCGGCGATGCAGTAACAGAAAAATGTGGTGATGCGCTCCATGGTCATCACTCCCAAAGTGAGACGGTTTCAGTGACGGCGGCCTGTGCTACTTCCGGCAATTCAACCGCGTAACCGTGGGGCAGTTCCGCCCCTAAATCGGCTAACCCAACGTTAGCCGCGTAAACCTGCTCGGCCACCGAGGCGGTGCGTCCGTAGTGACGCCAGCACAGCGCGTCAACGGTGTCGCCCTGTAGGGCGAACACTTTCATCAGATAAGCCCGATGATGGCGTGGGCCACACCGGCGACGTCGTGGATCGCGTTGCGGGCATCGCGCCACAGTTCGTCAACAGTACTTTCAACTATCTCGGCTTTCTGACTGCCTTTGTCAGTAGTGTCATTTCCCGGATAGCGCTCGGCCAGCATGGCGGCGGTCATCGAGGAGACGGCACACTCATACGACGTGATTTTGATGCTTTCGCCGTCAATGCTGTCGGCAGGGACGTCGGCCAGGGTTTTAAAACCGCAGGCTATCTGCGCGGCGCGGTAGTCATACAGCTCGGCATTCACTTCCGTCATGGCGCGCTTTGCCACCATGCGCAGGCGCTTCGCCGTCACGGTGCCTTCCAGGCGCAAAGTGTCGCGCAGCACTAGCGGATTGATGTCAGGCCAGAAAAAGGAGTTACTGATAGCCGGTTCCAGGGTGATATCGGGAACCGGGGCGGGGATGACAAGAGACATAGTGACCTCAGAATAGGGGGCGGTGGACGCCAGCGTTGAACAGGGTCTAAGACCCGTCGCGGCTGGCGTGCCGCCCGGCGCGGGGCGCGTTCGGTTAACTGCCGGAAGCCTTTTTAAGCTCACGCTCCAGCAGTTCAATATCCCTTTTTACGCCGCAGTTGCTGTTCAACTGGAAGGCGCGCTTCAGGTGTTCCAGGGCCAGACCGTCCCCGCCCGCGTCGCGATAGAGATACCCGGTTGCCTTGTGCAATTTCGCTCGCACCTGGTCGGGCATATCCTCGGCGTCCGTCAGTTCAAGGGTGGTCAGCAGCAGATCAATGGCTACCGGCTCACCGGCGGTTCGCGCACGCGTGGCCGCGTCGGCAACGTCTTCCGCCAGCAGATAACCCGCCGGACGGGTGAAGTCGTCAGGCGTGGCGAGCTTATGCTTCAGGGCGTAACGGGCGATCTCTAAGGCACCTGCAATATCACCGGCATCAAGCCGCCAGACCATCACGGTCATCAGGATGGCATCCTGTGCGCCTTTTCCCTCAGTGAGCACACCCGCTACCCATGGCGCATAGTCAGTGAGCATGGTGCGCTTGAGCTCGGCTTTCTTTTCGGTCGAGCGCACTTTCTTGAGCTGTTGCTTATCCGCGTTGAGCTTTTGTAATTGCAGTTCGTAGCCTGTCGCATGGCGCAGCCGGTGGGTATCCAGCTGCGCGGCCTCGATAGCTGACTGCCGCAATAAATGACGTCGGGCAGGGCTGTTCATGGCTTACTCCTGAGCGGGTTCTTTCGGCGCGTCGAACTTACCGATTTCGATGTTTTCGACCAGGCAACCGCAGGCGTAATCTTCCACCACGTAATCCTCGTTAATGGATTCGTAGTTCTCCACGCGGTCACGCTTCGGCACTTCATCGATGTGACGGCGGTGCGTGCCGTCCTGCCAGTAGATAGACAGGTTATCCAGGCGGGTGATCATGATGGCGTTGGCCGGGAAGCTCGGCACGCGTACCGCCGGCAGGTTACCGAGACGCTTCTGGCTGATGATCAAATCCGCCGCCAGCGTTTCAGTGTTCGGCTGCGCCTGGTTGACGATAGGGAAGTACTTATCCGCCAGCATCTGACGCCCGCAAATCACTACCAGATCGGTGTCATCCTGATAAATCGGGTCGATCAGGTTGTTGGTGGCGTCCATCACCAGCGCGTCGAGGTTGGCATAGTCGCCGTTTACGCCAATGCGGATAGTGGCGGAGACTTCAGCGCCCGATTCATCGGTGATTTTGCTCATGACGCGGGTCGGAGCGTTCTCACGGTACTTCTGCAACCAGCCCACGCCGACGTCCTGCAACAGCGGATTTTTGGCACGGTCAGAGGTGTCGGCACGTTTCACGCCGTTAAATCCGATCATGATGCGGTCCAGCGCCTGGCGTTTGATGATGGAATCTCGCAGGCGGGTCTGGAAGTCCTGATAGCGCGCCCACAGGTCAAGCTGTGCGTAGCGGAAATGGAAGTCGTAGTTCACCTGCTTACATTCGTACTTATCAGACGTCAGGCTGGAGAAGTCTGCGGTCTGGCGCTCGCCGGTGCCGCTGGTATCCGCGGTGCTGGCAATAGTTCCCGTCACGCCCACGCCGACTTTTTCACCTTTCATTTCCTCGACCGGGACGATGTTGATTTTTTGCAGGAACTCGGAGGACTCCTGCACGCGGGTCATCAGAGTCTGCGTGACGGACGGCTCAACGCTGAACTTCTTGTTCAGGTCGCCCACGTCCACGCCGCTCAGTTCGGCGACACGGGACAGGTAAGCGTTAAATTTAATTCGGGTAGTCTGGCGCATGTTGATTCCTAAATTTATGTGTGTGTTCAGCTGGCGATCAGCAGTCGGTCACAACGGCATCTTTACCAGTGCTGCCGCTGGCAACCGGTCGCTGTGCGTACTGGGTCGATTCCGTGGTGGAGAGTTTGTTTTTCAGCTCGGCGAAGTCCTGGCTGTCTTTGGCGGTGGATTTCTCCAGCGCGTCCAGGCGGTCGGAAAGGTTGGTTTCTAGCTGCGACAGTTTGACGTCTTGCGCTTCCAGTCCAGTCTGTGTGTGCTCGGCAACTTCGGTCACTGCGTCATGCACTTCAGCAAAGCGGGCGTCGTCGCTGACCTGCTTGCGGGAGAAGGTCTGTTTAATGCGGTCAACCAGAGAAGGACGCGTTTCAATTTCTTCGAACTCGATCAGCGTTTCTTCGGCAGCGGTAAACAAGTTGTCAGGGGAGAACTTGCGGTGAGCCAGGGGATTTTGCTCGGCGGTTGCGCTGAACTTAAGATATTCGGTGCCAAGGCTGGCGGGGCTGTCAGTGACGGCCAGCCCGACCAGATAAGCCGCGCCGGTGTTGGCGAACTTCGGGTTAACCTCGACCGAGGTGTAAACCTTCTGACGGGCTTTATTCATGGCGACCAGATCTGGCGTCGGGTCGATTTCCGCAAACAGGGCCAGCTTGCCCGCCAGCGCGCCCTCAGTGATCTCTTCGGCATAGCAGGCCGTCACGTCGCCATAAGCACGGAATGAGCTTTCGGGTAATACGCTTTTAATGTGTTCCAGGTTAATCCGCGCGCCGTACACTTTCGGGTCATAGCCCGAGGCCATTTGCGAAATCCATTCGCGTGTAATGGCGCGGCCGTCGGTGGTCGCCCCCTCAACGCAGATACGAAAACGCTTTGCTTTTGTTGCCATCTGTCTGACTCCAGTCGGTGGATGTTTCGAGATGGCTAGTGTCGTGGGAGTGGCCGCAAGCCGCCAGCGGGTGCGGGTTGATGCTCGATGGCACAACGTGGACAGCGGGAAGATTGGCAGGCCAGCCGGTAACGTGGCGGCCATGAATACATCAAACTCAACCATCATCAGCGATCCACGGCGACAGGCGGCACTGCTTTACTGGCAGGGTTTTTCTGTGCGCCAGATTGGGGAAATTCTTAGCCAGAAAACGCCGACCGTGCAGAGCTGGAAGACGCGCGACCAGTGGGAGGCTATTGCGCCGATTTCCCGCGTGGAAACCAGCATGGAAGCACGGCTGATCCAGCTGGTTATGAAGGACGTGAAGGAGGGGAGAGACTACAAAGAGATCGATCTGTTAGGCCGACAGATTGAACGCCTGGCACGGGTCAACCGCTATAGCCAGACCGGCAGCGAAGCTGACCTAAATCCTAACGTAGCTAACCGTAATAAAGGCGAGCGCAAAGCACCGGAGAAGAACGTGTTCAGCGATGAGGCTATCGGTAAACTCGGCGATATCTTCCTGAGTGACTCGTTTGAATACCAGCGCGGCTGGCACCGTGCCGGGTTACAGCACCGGATCCGCAATATCCTCAAATCACGCCAGATTGGCGCTACCTTCTACTTTGCCAGGGAGGCGCTGATTGATGCGCTGACCACTGGCCGCAATCAGATATTCCTGTCTGCCAGTAAGGCACAGGCGCACGTCTTTAAAAACTACATCATCGACTTTGCCCGACAGGTAGAAGTGGACCTGAAAGGCGACCCGATTGTATTACCGAACGGCGCACGGCTGATATTTCTCGGCACCAACGTGCGTACCGCACAGAGCTACACCGGCAATCTATACCTGGATGAATATTTCTGGATACCGAAGTTTCAGGAGCTGCGCAAAGTGGCTTCTGGCATGTCACTGCACAAAAAATGGCGTAGTACCTACTTTTCTACCCCGTCGAGTCTGGCCCACAGTGCCTATCCGTTCTGGTCCGGCGAGCTGTTCAATAAGGGGCGTCGCAATAAGGCTGACCGTGTAGACCTCGACCTCACGCATCAGCACTTGGCGAAAGGGGCGCTGTGCGCCGACGGGCAGTGGCGGCAGATTGTCACGGTTGAAGATGCTCTGACCGGCGGCTGCAACCTGTTCGACCTGGATCAGCTCTCGCTGGAATACAGCCCGGCGGAGTACCAGAACCTGCTGATGTGTGAGTTTGTTGATGACCAGGCGTCGGTATTCCCGTTTGCGGGGTTGCAGGGCTGCATGGTGGACAGTCTCGACGAGTGGAAAGACTTCGACCCGTACCTTATCCGCCCGTTTGGCTACCGGCCAGTATGGATTGGTTATGACCCGTCGCATACCGGCGACAGCGCCGGTTGCGTGGTGCTGGCACCGCCGTCGGTGCCGGGCGGCAAATTCCGCATACTGGAGCGCCATCAGTGGAAGGGCATGGATTTTGCCGCTCAGGCGAAAAGCATCGATGACCTGACGAAGCGCTATGTCGTGGAATATATCGGCATTGATGCGACGGGTATCGGTCAGGGAGTTTTTCAGCTGGTTCAGCAGTTCTTCCCGGCAGCCAGGGAGATCCGCTATAGCCCTGAAATTAAGACCGCCATGGTGCTGAAAGCCAAAGACACGATTTCGTCCGGGCGGCTGGAGTACGACACCAGTTTTACCGACATCACCGCCAGCTTTATGGCTATCCGCAAAACCATGACCGCCAGCGGCAACCGCTCCACCTACGAGGCCAGCCGCAGCGAAGAAGCCAGCCATGCCGACGTCGCGTGGGCCACCATGCACGCCCTGTTAAACGAACCGCTCACTGCCGCAAACGGTGGTGTCAGCCCGAACATTCTGGAGTTTTATTGATGAGTAAGCGCAAATTCCGTAAGCCAGCAGCTACCACTACAGCGGCCCAGCCCGAGGGCGTACAGGCCTTTAGCTTTGGCGAACCTACGCCGGTGCTAGACCGCCGGGAAATTCTGGATTATATCGAGTGTACCGGTAATGGCCGTTGGTACGAGCCGCCGATAAGTTTCGACGGGCTGGCACGCAGCCTGCGGGCAGCGGTGCATCACAGCTCACCGATTTACGTTAAGCGTAATATCCTGGCCTCGACCTTTATCCCGCATCCGTTACTGTCACAGCAGGAGTTCAGCCGGTTCGCATTGGATTCCCTGGTCTTCGGTAACG